CCATCGCGTCAACAACTGCGGCACCAGCGCCTGCGCCGTCCAGATAAACCACTGCTGTCTTGCCGGTGGCAATCGTGACGTTCGCGCCCGAGCCTTGGCTAATTGCAATCGATTGAGAGCCAGAGGTTGCATTCTCGATGAACATGACGCGAGATACCGTATTAGGCGCGATCGTACAGGTTCTCGTCGCAGTCAAACTTCCTGCTGACGTGATCTTAAAGTACATAGCCCGAGCAGGATCAGATGCACCATCCGCAATCGTAGTTGTTGCGTCTGCGTCAGAACCGAATACCTGCTGAGTCGCGTAGCCTAACGCCTCTCCGATTAACTCAAGGTTAGTATTGGTGGAAGTTCCCCAAGTTCCCGATTCATCCCCTGTGGAAATTTCTTTTAATCGAAGGTCATTTATGTAAGTTGCCATTTAAGCTACCTCTTGCCAATTTGGTGTTTGGCTGTCATCAATACTTGACCAGCCTGCTGTTTGAGATTCATCAATATTCTGCCAATTTGCATCTTGTCCGGGAATAATCGGCCCCCAGACCAAAACTTGTGCGACTTCACCTTGACCGCTAACTCCAGTAGGGATAACAACGACTTCACCGCTAACAGTAACACTACCGATTGCACCTGTGGCAGAAACGCCTGTAACCGAGAAAACGTTATCGGTTCTCGTCGTGACAGTGCCAACTTCGCCTGTCCCTGCAACACCCGTAACTGTAACCACGGCGTTAGCCGTAACCGTAACCGAGCCAACTTCGCCTGTAGCGGAGACTCCGTTAACTGGAACAATAGCATCAGCCGTAACCGTAACGGATCCAATAGATCCCGTCCCGGAAACGCCTGTAACCGAAATATTTGCATCAGCCGTAACCGTAACGGATCCAATAGATCCCGTAGCCGAAATTCCAGTAACTGATACGTTTGCATCAGCTTTAACCGTAACTGGACTAACTGCGCCTGTAGCCGAAACACCGGTAACTGTGGTATTTGCGTCAGCCGTAACCGATACTGTACCGATTGCGCCAACTGCACCGGGAAGTGCAACACCCTCACCCCAAGGGCCTTCGCCCCAGCCGTGGGATGAACTATTCCACCCTTGAAATGCAACAACGACATCGGCCACATGTTAGTCCTAGGCAATTCGAATAATTGCGTTACTTGCATCAGCTGTAGGGAATTGAATCGTAAAATCACCCGAGGTAGACGTTTTATCCCCACCAAAAGCTAACGAACATACCGCAGGATCACCGCTTGCGGTGTCATTATAAATTAATGCACCGTTTGCTGTGATTGTCGCATTCGAGAAGGTTAAGTCATCAAAATCAGTGAATCCAGTAGTTCCTGAGCTTGTTGGATTTACATTACCTAAATCAGCGCCGCCTGCAGAATAGTTAGTTCCAGAAGCCTCGTTAGTTGCACTATAGGCTGTTGTCGCGGCTCCTAAAGTGGCACTAGACGTATAAAGTGCTAATTTAAAAGTGTTCCCACCAGAAGCTAAGAAATTATGTTTTGCTTCTAGTAACTCTTTTTTAAAAGAAGTACACATTGCTGTTGCGATTGTCATTACAAAGTCCTCAATATTTCAGCCATATCAGCATGACCGTTTGATTTAAATAAATTGTATAGCGTTGTTCTATCACTTTTTATTGCTTGATCACACGCAGCTACGATTACCCAATACATACGCTCTTTAAACGCTTCAGCCTGAGCTTTTATCACAGGATCCGCTGTTTCACTAATACTGATTATCTTAGCTACAGCGTTTGTAGCAATCTCTTCTGAAGTAAAACCTCTATTACAAGTAGTTTGAACATTTACCTGACCTACAGTTGTTTCAACAGCGACGTTAAACATTAACCTGTCCTCGAGATATCATAACGGTATTCATCTCTAAGACCATAGCCTTCTCCCAACTTGTTTAAGCCTAACAACGATTCTTGAAACCGTTGCTCGTAATTAGCTAGTTCTTCAGGGGCTTTTAAGAAGTTTACCGCTTCAATTAGTGATCCGTATAGTATTGAGTTAGGTGCGTTAACGGATAGCCATGTTGTTCCTGAATCTGCACCAGCTGTTAGTGAATCTGGTCGATACTTATAATGTAATTCAAAAGTGTAATTAACTCCAACACTTGGCTGATTAGGCGTTGGAGCTAATAAAAATGTCGTATCGTCAAATTGTGAAAAGTACAACGGAAGCCCAGTTACAGTAGGGTTCGGAGAATAATCCCGCATAAACGAAACGTGTTTAAACAATAGATAGGTGTATACACTAGAATCAATTACCGCAAGACTTAATGGAGCTAAAAAATCAGTCGGCATCGATAAATAAGGGTTTCCCCCTTCTGCTGTACCTGTTACGTTTTTACGAAAAACAGGTAGTTCTACCGCTTTTAAAATCCGTTCTTCAGCTTCTTGAATAAATACCGGAAGATTAGCCGTAAAAGTTGACTCAGAAACTTCACAGTAATCTTGAATAGTTGTTTTTAATTGTGCGTAAGTAAAACTCATGAGTTCACCACCGTTACGGTTCCGATTTCACCTGTTGCAAAAACGCCTTCAAAAGCAGTTCCTATAGGGTCTGCTGTACTTGAAGTCGATCCCCCAATATCTACTCCTAACGGTGTAGTCGTTTGAGGACCTGTAGTTCTAACTAGTCCTAACTGAGCTTGCGGTAGCGGGATTTCTGGTCTAGCTTGTCTCAATGCTTCAGGATCAGTTAAATGATGCGGGGGTTCTAACTGAGGATGCTTAGGCTCGTAACATTCTGAACAAACTTTAAAGCCTGTCCACTCCATTCTCATTTTTAAATACGAGGTTCTAAAGCCGCATCTGTCACAAACTCCGTATGAAAACTTTCCTAATGCGTAAGCCATCAGACATAACTACGTTGAGGAACTAAATGTACCGAAGATCGATCTTCATCGTATTTCATAGCACTTACAAGATTTTGCTCGTAAAGTCCACCAAGTAATTGAGCTTTTTCAGGATTCTTTTTTAACGCTAAATAAAACGCTAACCCAGACACCAAACAAGGCATAAATCGACTAGGGATATCTACGTCATTCACTGCAGCATCAATATCTTGAATTCTTTTCCATCGAGAAGAAAGTAAGATATCTGTTGAATTTTCAGGAGCTGGCCAAACATATAGCGTAGGAGTTATTGTTCGTTCAACATAGTATTGGGTACATCGAGCCTGAGTGTTTTTATTCGGAATATTTAAATACTCATTGCGATCAATCCGATCCATCTGAAAATCAGTTTGCTGTCCGTTAGTGGTTCTACGAATAACGGCATCTAAAATGTCGATATCGTACTCGTTTAACGGATAGGAAACTTGACCTTGAGTTAAAGTTAATGAAACTTGTTCAACTTCCCAAAGCTGAATACCACGGTTAGACCAATCTGCAAACATGATGTTCATAGATCGTCTAGCCGTGACACCGTCATAGCCGGTGCGATATTCAAGTCCTGCTAATTCAAACGCTTCTTCAATCGCTGTAGCCGCATTTAAACTAAAGTCTCTAGTCCCTGAAGTCGCCATATTAATAGTGCTTCAATAAATTTAAAACAATCACATAAGTATCGTTCGCGGCGGCTCCTAAAGTGGTTAAGTTTATATCCCCAGTTTTACCACTTCCCGAAGTATTAACTAATCCTCCAAAGTCGCTAAAGTCCATATGGCCGTTACTTGCTTCCGCTAAAGAGATAGCAATAGTATCGGCGGTAGCATCCCACAATAACTGAACTTGGGTAAACCCAGTTATTGAATGAGCTATTCTTTCTATGGTAACACCAGAACACGCAGTTCCATCCGCTTTCGCACTTAGACTACTTACATCAACTTTCGTAACGGCACTTTCACCAGTGCCGTCCGAAAGGTTAGTAATTTGAATAACTGCACGATGGAGACCGTCGGAGATGGTAGTCGTTGAGACTGCATCAGCCATAGTTATTCTCCTAAGTTAATTAAGCGTCAGCAAAAGGCGTAACAATTGTTCCAGAGCCTAGCAATAACGTGTTGTGCACTAAATAAGTAGCAGCGTCAATAGCAGTTACCTGAACAACACTACCCACAAGACCGCCTTTCGTAGATCCGTTTAGGGTTATAACATCGTTAGATGCTGCAGGAATAAATGCTTTCTTCGCACCGTCATCTACAGCGACCATTACAGCACCAACAAATTTATCAGTGCCGTCAGTCAAGATATCAAGATCGGTTGCTGCGGTTTCTACATAAAAGTAAAAAGAAGCACCAATGTTGTTTGCTTGATCAGGAGAAGTAGGGTCTGTTGGAGAAGTTGCAACGATTGTTGGTAAAGTAAACTTACCATCAGCATCGTTTAACAAAATAATTTTACCAGCATGAGCCGCAACAGTTAGTGTTGTGTCTGCAGATAAACTAACACTGCTATTTACCCCGGCAGTAATAAATCCTGCTAAAGATTTAACGGGACCAGAAAAAGTGGTTTGAGCCATTGTGTTCACCTCTTACGAAAGGATTCGTTTTAGTATCTTCGTAACGTCTGCTGGGACAGTTACTAAAACTCATTATACCCAGAAAATAAAAGGGGGGTATACCCCCCCTCTCAATTAAGCGCCGGGGGATCCGAAAATACCACGCCAGTCACTAAAGCCAAAGCTATATCGTTCTCTCGCTTTATAACGAACATTTCCGGTTTCAAAATCACCTTCCATGTTAGTTGATACAGGAGTACGAACAAAGTGCTTCAGTCCATTAGGAACGTCAGTTTTCAAAAAGAAAGCATCAGTATCCGTCAAGAAATGATTCACAACGTAACCTTCAGGGACCATTCCCATGTTTCGGATAGCGTTGATATCATTGTCAGCTGTTCCAACTCGTCCCGGAGTGTTAAGCAGACGATCTGCTACAAACTGGAGTGAAGAAGGAATAATCAGCTTACGAGCCTGTGCATTAATCTTCAGACCACGCTCATCTTCAAAAGCAGCAATATCAATTAAGGCTTGCTCCAATGAAGTTTCGTTAAGGTCTGAAGCTGTAGACAGCTCATTAGACTGAGTTTGGTTAGATACAGTCGGATGGTCAGTAGCACAAAGCTCCTTACCGTCACCACCTAGGAAGCTAGTACTGAACGCATTGTTCAGAATGTTAGCACCTTTGATGTTTTTAGTCTGCATCATAGATCGCGCAAGTGCGCGAGTGTAACGAGAAGAAAGGGTATCGTAGAGATTATCTTCGATAGCTTCCTCAGTCAGTGAAAACGCCAACGCAATGGTTTCATGCGAGTAACGTGCAGTATATGACTCTTGTGCAGTGTCATATGTTACATTGCTACCTTCGCTTTTAACCGGTGCTTCACCAAAACCCGTCAACATTACTTCTTCCTCAAAAGCTCGTTCTGAACTTTCAGTGTCGAAGATGTCTTCGTACTCGGCGGCGTATCGATCATATTCCAAGCCAAAGAGAGCGTGAAGGCCGGGAACAAGCTCTTTTACGAGTTGTGCTCTATTAATCGCCATTAGTTACTCTCCCTAGACTGCGAATGTGTTAGTTGGGAACGTAAAGAAGGCTCTTGCAGAAGCACCAATACTATTGCTTGGAGAATCTACGAAACCTACACAAAGAGCTACACCACTACTAGTAGTAGCAGTTACACCCTCTTTTGAACGTCCATTATTGGTTGAACCCGCTGTAGTACTAAGCGTGTACTTATTACCAATGAAACTTACAGCAGGAGTTCCTGCAGTAAACTGTGCTTCATAGATAATTGCAGGATCTACATACACATAGGCTTCGGCATCTGCCCCACCTAGAGTTGCGAGATCTGCGGTCCACTGATTAGACCAAGTTGGGGTGCCATCGGTAGCAGTATACTGCACACCGTAAAAAACACCTGCGGGAGTGCTTGTTGCACCAGCCTGATTTATATAGCCCGAAGAAAGCGTTACAACATCACCGCTAAAAATAGCAGTGTTATAGCCACTTGCAATACGCATTTTCTTGGGTCTAATAATCCCACCGTACATATGGGAGGCGGGTGTAAAGCCGTTAGGGGCATCTACGTTTGCCATTTTAAAACCCTCCTAAAGAGTCATGAGAAAAGTTAATCGGCATCAACAGTACGTCGACTACCGAACTCCGTTTTTGAGCTCCTTTGAATGTCTCCCTTTCGGATAGGCATTCTAGGATCACTATCTCGCATTAAATCGTTGTCGACTCCGTACAACTGGCTATCCGTTACGTTTTTATAGTAAGCGTTTCGTTCAGCTACGGTTTCTTCAGGAATTTTTGCGAGAATTAGCCCACCAACTCCAATCACACCCGCGTGCCTTCCGTCGTCAATAGTAGGAGCATCAAAATCGGGATAATCCGCTGCTTTCACAGGTTCAAATCCTTCACGAATACGCTTAGACATATTCGCTCGATCATCATGTCCTCTGACTTCGGCACGTATCCACCTGTGTTTATATCCATCAGGTGCTGTAGGGGCATCAAGCATTGAAGGCGGTTGCCATGGTTTTCTGCGAGTTTTAGATTCTCGTGCTTCAGCAGATCTGGAGACTCGATCTGTCATTTTATTCTCCTTAGACGTATTTTGCATACTCTTCAACGGGCACACCAATTCTTTTTGCAATTGCAACTTGTGAGGGTGTGAGACTCACTTTGCGTGCTCCACGATTAGCTGGACTAGCTCCACGACTAGAACCGGCTACTTGCTGTGACTGCACGTGTTTCGGCTGTTCAAACTTATGGGGGAAATTCTCCCTAAGCTGTGAATTAAGCTCTTGATAATACTCATCGGAAGTAGGATCAACTCCCCCTCGTTTAAGATCTTCATCAATCGCCATTGCCGCACTCGTCATGATTCGGTCTTGACCAAACCATGAATTCTTTTCGGCCCACGCTTCAGCTTTTACATCTCTAGGCGGTGGCTGTTTTGGTGAATTTACTTGATTAGCTTGACGATTACTAGTCAGTCTTCGTCTATTTTCTAATTTTTGACGGTTTTGAGCTTTTTGAACATTTTGATTTTCTAAGGCAGTTTGCGCTACAGCTTCGGTAGCTAAGGCAATTGCTTCAGAATCCCCTAGATCTTGAGCTTCTCGTAAAGCTCGTCTAGCTCGCTCACTATCAGACTTAACTCTAGCCTGATACTCGTTAACTAAACTAGCGTCTGAAGAAGACAATCTAGTTTGTAACGTAGATTTTTCCTTACTTAGATTTTGAGCGTAGTTAATCGCTTCATCACGCTGACGTTCAGCTTCCCTCATCCGATAAGTTAACTTATCAATTCTCTTTTTTACAGTATCACT